GCTGCCTCTAACTCACTGAGCATGATTGCTAAACCTGCTACATTATGTATACCGATAGCTCTACGGTACTCTTCAAATGTAGTAGCTGTAGAACCTAATTCAACTTGCGCGGTATTGTCATAAGTAGCAATTGAGCTTCCGTCATCTGTTATAGTAACAACTAAGTATTTGTAACTAGCGTCGTCCGGTACAGTGGCAGTAAAACCTGTATCTATGGAGCCAGTACCTGTGGCTAATTCTATGTACGAGTTGTCACCTGCAGCGCTAAAATACCCTGCTACCATACCTGAGTCTACACCACTAATCGTGTATGTCTCGCCAGGAGTAATAGGGATGAAATCTGAACACTGCCAGCTAGAGTCCGCTATTATTTTAGAAGATGCAGGGGATATGCGATACCCTGGGCGCTTTCTGGCTATGTCTAGTTTATTCTTACCTGAGCTGTCTACCAATCTATCTATAAGCTCTGCGCTTGGTGAGGTGCGCTGGAAAACTGCTTGGTTTGCGTCATTAAGGTATAAATCCACGTACCCTGCTGTACTAGGGCTAAGCACTACAAATAAATCTTGGTCTGTAGTTGAGGCTAAGCCATCAGCTGTTGTCTTAAATATATTAGAATTAACTGTAGCTGCATCTGCAGCAGCCTCAGCCCTATTAGCTTCATTAGTTATAAATGTCGACAGCTCTGGGTGGGCAGAAGGGTTCTTATTATGCATTTCTATAAGACCAGCTGCTGTACCAGATGCGTCTACTTCACTTGGTATATCTGCAAGCCTCTGCTCTACAGTTTTACCACTTACGGTTAGTACATCTTTTGCGAACACTCCTACTTCGAAGTGTATGTCTTCACCTAAGACTCTTAACTTGTACGAAGCAGGCTTAGCGTAGAATGTACATTTACCTAAGTGGTTAGTAATGTTAGCAAGGCCGTTCTGAGGCAACACAACTTGTGCATTAACATCTTTATAAACAAGAGCACTAGCACCTGTAACCGCATTCTTTACTTCGAAGTTTGCACCGATGCTAGTGAAAGTAGTGACACGGTATAGTTCCCCTTCTGTAGGCTCCACAACTACTCGCGATGCTACGCTTTTAGCAACATCGTCAGCTGCCAACACCCAGTAACCTGCAGCATTAGTTGCTTTGACGCCATGAGTAGCAGTCTCTGAGTAAATGTAATCTGTGTATGAGGAATCACTGTACAAGCGAGCTCTAGAGTACTTAGTGCTGTCCAACAACTTCAATTCTGTGTAGTCAGCTACTACAGAGTGGAGGTCTATCTTAGTACCTATGCCTCTGTCTTGCACTACTTTGCTTCTACCTATAGCTAAGTCTTCCATGACTGCTAGTGTTTTAGTTACATTGGTCATTATTTAATCCTCTTTATTGAGTCTGAACCATGTTGCATTGCTGAATAACCTTCTTGTTTAAGATATATAGCTAATGCCTTCTTATCGTTGTAATCTAGGCCGTATGTATCTGCGACCTGCTTTTGTTGCTCATAAGTTGCTATACGATGTTGCGGTATAGCTGTTGGTGTACCGTTACCTTTTAGTGACAGCACATTACCATCACCATAAAACAACACTTTAGGTGTAACTTTACCTTCAGATGCGTCACGTGCTGCACGCTGTTGTATCAGCATAGCCTGTTTAGTCAAGTTTGTGTCACCTGCTACTTCTTCCATTAGCTCTTTCATCGAGCGAGCATTTAATGGATTCTCTAATACCTTAGCTGCCTGCATAACTAAAGCTAAGTTGTTTGACTTCTGCGTAGGCGCTAAACGTTTAGCGTAGTTAAACATAGATGATGCGAACTCATACTTAGCACGCATTACAGGGTCAGTTGTTAAGTAACTCTGCATCTTAGGCAACTGGAAGTTACCAGTAGCTTTAGCCAGGTTTAGGTCATTCTTAAACACCTCTGCCATTGCTTTAATAGCAACTTTAGCCTTACGTGCATCTGGAGTAGTGAAGCTAACTTTGTCTAGCTCTTTAGCCAGTGCAGGATAGTGTATCACACGCAAGCCATCTTCTAAACCGTCAGCGAACTTATTAGTCAGTGCATTAATTACAGCACCTTCCATCTTAGGTCGTGCAGTCATAGGCAATGCTGACATCATATCTTGGAATGAACCGTCTAAGCTTGTAACATACTTAGTTAGATTCTTAACTAATGTTTCGTTAGTCATACCAGGGCGCATAGCAGCCTTAGCTATTACATTTCGTTCTACAGACTTCATCTCGGCGTACTTAGCTTTAGCTTTACCAAACGTCTGTATCCACTCAGGATTGTTCGGCAACACTCGCTTAGCACTTAACTCTATCGCTCCATCAACGCGCTCCAGGACTTCATTAAGAGCATCAAAATCTTTTGTCTTGCTAATGCGCTTATTGAATTTAAAATCGTTCACGAACTGTCTGAGCTCTATTAAATCAGACATATTTGCGCCTGTTTCCATGGCACGGATTTTAGAAGCCTGTAGAGCAAAACGCTCGAGTACCGCAGGGTCAGTAATGTTACTCTGTAAACGGTCTAACACAGGGTTAATAGCTAACTTATCATAGTTCCACTTAAACTTATTAAGATGCGGTGATGCTGCTACTTGTAGCTTAGTATCGTTGTAAAACTTCTTAACAGTCTGTGTGTAGTTACTTAAGTCATCAACTAATATACGACCAGCATTCTCTTCTGTAAGTTCAGCTGTTGACTGCAGTACGTCACGGGCACGGTTATCAATTGCTTTACCTATGGACGCTGCTGCCTGAGGGTCTATAGCAGCTGCTGCAGATACTACAGCCTCACTACCTGGACGAGTAGCTAATGTAGCAGCAATAGTGCCTTGTTTACCTTTAGGTAAGTCACCCTCGATAACTTTCTGTAAGCCTATAGCAATATCTTTAGCTTCAGACTCTGTGATAAACATTGAAGTCTTAAGTGACTCCATTGCACCACCGACATTACCATCTAAGATTAAGTCTTTAGCACGCTTAGCACCTTGCCAAATATGCTTTGCGCTACCGAATATGCCTAAGCCTATAGTATCGCCAATTACAGATGACTCAGCAGCTGTAAGTGCTTTGTGCGCAGCTATCTCGCTAGACATCTCTTCACTTAGCTCAATAGACTCACGTAAGTAATCAAACTCCGTACCTATTATACCGCCGCCTGCAGCGCCTAACATTGAGCCAGCAATTGTAGCCGCACCAACAACCCAAGGGTTCTTAGATACGCGAGCACCAGCTTCGGCACCAGCTTTACCACCAGCAACACCGCCAGCAACACTCCAACCTAATTCTGAGCGCTCAGACTTTAGTGCATTCCAGAAGCCTTCATCTAATGGTTTAAGGTTACCTTCCTGGTCACGAGTGTAGTACTGGCCTATTCCACCCATGTAGTCAAGGATACCCATCTCGTTGTTAGGAGTCTGATGCCATTCAACAGTTACACCACGCTCTTTGAACATGTCAACTATACGTTGTGCTGTAGCCTGGTTCGCTTTTTCAACAGTAGCAAAACTAACTTCGTCACCCATATAAGATGAGTAGCGAGTAGTAACAGATGCCATATTAGGCTGAACAATCTTTAGCTTAGCTAATAAGTCTTGTGGCTCTAACTTAGTCTCGGGGTTAACCAAAGACTCTATAGACGTCGTTACAGGCTTGTTGTACTCTCTAGCCATCTGGTCTATGCGTTCAAAGATAGACTTTTCGCTAGGCGGAGCTTGTACAACCTGGTCAATTTCTTTTTCCTGACCTTGGATGTAAGCTAAAGCTTCGTCTTCAGAATAGCCATCTGCTACAGCCTGACGTACGGCTTGAGCATCTGCTATAATAGTGTTAATATCTTCTTGCTCATACCCCATACCAGCAAGCTCTTGCTGTAAGGCTGCAGGGTCATTGCCGTCTTTAAGGTACAGATAACCTGCACCAACAGCAGCAGCAGGACTAGAGTATAGTTTTAAATTCGTTTTGCTACCGCCAGCTTTAGGCTTAAGTACAGCATACTCTACTTCATTATACTTATTTGCGTCTAGATTCTTTGCCATTGTAGTGAAGTACTGTTCTACTTGACCTACAACAGTGTCAGGTAGGTATTCACCCGTATCAGCTTCATAATTTCTACTTACACTAAGTGCCATACTTTCTGCAAAGCCCTGTGTACCGATGCCGTACATGTACATAGTTTCTAGAAAGTCATCGGTTTCTACAACAAGGGCAGACTGCAGCTCAGCAGGGTCTATACCTTCAAAGCTAAAGTTGTCCATCGCATCTGACATAGGGTAGCTAGCAATTGCGTCGTTAACAGCTTCTTCGTTCAAATCTTGTGCTTTGGTGATAGAGTTATCTGCAACTTTCACTACTTCAAAGTCCATGTCGTTCTGTTTAGCTAGCTTCTTAGCTGTAGATAGCACTTGAGTTTCATAGAACTTTTGTGGGCCATCTGCACGGTGCAACTGCTTCTGTATATTGCCACCTTTAATAGGTATAGCTAATTGAGTTTTACCAGAGCCTAACATCTCATCAATTTCGCGTTCAATACCTTTAGCCAACCAAGATTTCTCATACGGAGACTGTGGAACAGCACCAGAATTCGGTACTTCACCACGAGCCATAGCTGCAACTTGGTCATCGAAAGAGTCTATGTTTATGAAGAAGCCATTAGCTTCAGCTACTTCGTCTAGTCTACTCAAAGCATCTTGAGATAGTCCATCACCATTTCCGTACAGTTGAGCCATTTCAATAGCTTGTCTCTGGTCAGTACTAAGTTCCTTAAGAGGAGTAGCTGCACCTTCGTAACCTTTAGCTCGGCCTGTTTGGTGTAGGTCTGACTGTATTTCTTGCAGTACACGGGTAGGTGCACCGTTTAAGTCAGTGTCGAACGTACGAGTGTGCATTAAGTAATTAGGTACTTCGCTAAAGTGGTTTGAACTATAGCGAGTCTCAGCTTCCTGGTCACTTTGTTTGAAAGTGTAGATGTTTTCCTTGTAAGTAGGATTATCAACACCTTCAGGTAAACTAACCCAGTTGTATTCGCCGTCACCTTGTTCGAAACCGAACTCGTCTTTGCGACCTGCTACTATGTTCTGTAAGTTCTCTTTTGAGTACTTAGCATTTGAGTCGATATTGTCAAGTACACCTGAGTACTTAACCTCTTCGTCTTTAACACCCATTTTCTTTAGGGCGTTAGGCAGTGACTTACCTTGTATAGAAGCACTATCATCTAGTGCGTCTATACCTGCTTTCAGTAAGGATTTAATAGCTGACATTATACACCCTCGTTAGTATTTTGTGGTAGTTTCATAGTTCTGCTCATACCTTGTTCACTACTGCCGTTGCCTTGTGCCATCTGTGAAGCTTGCGCCTGGGCACCTTGACTTTGTTGCAGCATCTGTGCTGTTTGCTCTAATATAGCTGCGATGTTAGGTGAGTACTTAGTCTTCATAGACTTCATACTAAGTGATGCCATTTGGAAGAAGCCAGCTGGATTAACTTGAGCAGTCATAGTACCAATTTGACCTGACATAACAGTCTCTAACATTAGCTGAGCTTTCTCATCTTCATCGTTGTACGAATTAGTTTCAACTCGAATCTGGAAGTCTAAGTAAGAGAAGTCAGTACCTTCTTCAGACACTGGAGCTAACACAATATTACCTTCTTCGTCTTCCATTACTTCACCAGTTTCTGGGTCATTAACAGGTAGTAGTATAGGTTGCTGTACTGGCTGGCCATCTGGTCCAATTTCACCTGTCATCTCCATCATAGGCTGATTAGTCTCAACCCAGCGTTGACCTGCTACTTCATCTGCCACCATAAGAATCTGATTAGCGTAGTAGTACTGACGAACTAACTTAGCTATATCTTCGCCTAGACTGCGCCAGAATGACTCTATGCGCGCCGTAACATAACGCAGAGACATAATAGATGCATTCTGCTGTAGCTTAACCTTACGACCTGAGTCTGAAGCAAATGCCATACCTAAGAAGCTATCGTTAATACCTAATACACGTTGTATACGGTCTAATGCTCTATCGATAATCATGTACTGGTCAGCTATCTCACGACTTAGCTTTTCTACTTTGATACCATTTAAATTAAGTACAGGGATAATTGCTGCTACGCGGTTAAATGCGGTTGAAAACTCATCGATGTCTTCTACTGCACCGTCTTCTACGAAAGCTTTTTCAGAGTTCACCATTAACTGAATACTTAGCACAGCCTGGTTTAGTGCATGCTGTGACTGTACAATCTCTCGGAATATACCATAGTACTCTTTCTTGTTTGAAGCATGTAGTTTCTGTACTCGGTATGGCCAACGTACATCTTTGAAGGTAATCTTTTCCTTCTTAATCATGTAGTCACCAGACCAGAAGCAAGAGTAGCTATCACCATCTTCGTCTTCAATAACAGAGTGCACTATTAAATAGTTGTTAAACAGTCTGTACTGACCAGTAAAGTAATCACCATAGTTGTAGTCAAACTCAGCTTCATCTACTTCTAAATGGTTCCAGTACTCAACTAGTTTATCTAATGCTTCAGCACCAAATGTCTTGCGAACCAGGTCTTCTGACATCCACTTAAAGCGGTGTAAGAATCGAGCATCTGAGTAGTCGTGCATAGTGCTCATAGGGTCTAAAACTAATTCAGACTCTGGAACACTGTTAGCCACTATCTTATTGATAGGTCGGCCAAACTGGTCACGAGCACCTGTATCAACAACACTTGTATAACTACATAGTAGACCAGATACCATACCACCAAGCTTTATTGTATCACCTTCAATGTCAAAGCGATTCTCTTCAAACACGTTATTAACTACGTCGTTCAATACAGTAGCTGTGTCAATGTCACGAGGGTTTGTAGGGTTAATAACTACTGTGTTAATCATAGTAGAGTAGTAACCAACTAGCATACGTGCAAACAACTTAATAACATTAAAGGTCTCAGCAGGTTGTCCACGAGAAGCTAATATATTTAGTTGCTCCTGCGTGAACTGGCGGTTATGGTATAAGTCCCACACCTGGTCCGCTTCCCTGCGCGAACTTTCATACGCTTCGTAGCCTACTTTAAAACTGTCTTTCAAGTCTTTTATATTTGCTTTCATCGTTTAAAGTACTCCGATAATGGCTTCTTCTCACCCGAAGGCTGAATCACTGTACTTGTAGACTGCGGAGCAGATACGCCGCCGATAAACTCAGCGCGTTCATCTATTGCGTCAATAACTTTAGCTACTTGGTCTAAATCCATGTTTAGACGATACTTAGCTACGTACTCATCATTCATGTCATATACAGCTTCTAGCTTACTCTTAAGCTCGTATAACTGTGTTTTAAGTTTAACTAATACAGGACCAGTTTGTTCTTTTAGTGAACCAGCAGCAGAGTTAAATGCGTCTATCTCACCTTGAGTTAGTGATGCACCGTACAAAGCATGTCGTAAAGTATTACGGAATGACTCATACGCTGCTGTGCCTGCAGTACCACCAATGTCGTTAGATAAGTATTTCTTAACACCGCGAATCATACTGTCTATAGGACCAGCTTGTTGGTCAGTGATTTGTTCACCTGCAACTTCGCCTAAACTTGTAAGTTGACGTAGTTCTGTCGTAATACGTCGGTCTTCAGTCGTCATAGGGAAGTCTTTTTCAATACGAGTTATGTATCGACTTGCTTTACGTCGTACTTCAGGCGTGGACAAATCAGCGTCTAGAAAGCTACCTTTAAACTGTTTGTCCAGCTCATCTTTAGTTGCATTAATCTCATCAGTCGATTTCTGCGCAGTAGTGCGCTCGCCGCGTGCCTTAACTTCTTCATAGACTTCATTATAGTCACGACCCTCTTCTTCAGCTATACGTCTAGCTTCACGTTCATCTTTAGAACCGCCACCGCCACGCTTAATTTGTACAGCTTGTTCATAAGCTTCAGGGTACTTTAAGTCCGGATTGTTCTGCATAAGCTCTTTAGCTAGTCGCTCAGTCTCAGTACCGCGCACAGATGCTGTACCTTTCTTAAGCTCTTCATATGCTTGCCACACTGGAATACCTTCGTCTTCAGCTTTAATCCTAGCTATACGCTCTAATTCAGTTATTCGCTCCTTAGATTCACCTGAGCGCATGCGTTGCTGAATAAGCGAGCGTGTGTTCATACGCTGTAGCTCAGCATCTTGCATGTATTGAGTATAACCAGACTGTGCAAATACTTTGTCTAAGTCTGTCATGTGCTTCTGACCTTTAGAATCAGTAGTCCACACAAAGTTACCAACTTCACGAGGGTTTTCAAAGTAGCCATCGATGTCAGTAATACCCATCTTTTTAAGCGCGTCTTCAGCTTCTTTACTACGCACTACTTCATCGTAACGAACTGCGTCAGAGTAAATGCTTTGGCCAGCTGGGTTACTTTTAGCGTACTTTAAGAAGTTATTGAGGTGCTTCGCATTACCGTCACCATCATAAGCACGAAAAGCGTCAAATGTTTTGCTTTGCAAGCCTTGCTTTTGAGCGGTGTAAAGCTCATTCTGCAACTGCTGCATTTGAACCTGTGTTTGACTCGGCTGTAACGCCTTCTGCTGCTGTAGCTGCATACGAGAGATTTCTTGTCTATTACGAGCCTCAGCTAATCTTGCTTGTCGTTCAGGTTCAGCACGTAGTGTATTGCCAACATTACGTGCTCCCTGTGTTATACCTAAGCCTGTGTATGCACTAGCCATTACATATCTCCATTAGGGTTATAGTTCGCTAAAGCTACAGCAGCGTTGCCAACTTCTGTTATAGCATTGCCTGTTGCCTGACCTGCGGCTATTTGAGACTGCGTAGCTATATTCTGTGTTGTGCCTGTATTGCGAGCTAATGTGCCTGCAATATCACCAGATGGGTCTTGGCCTAAACCAATCTGTAAGAAGTTAGACTGAAGCTCGGCCACTTTTGCAGGTGCATCCATACGAATAGCAGCTCTATTTTCTGCTGCTGTTACTGCACCTTGCTGTGCTAACTGCGCAGATAAACCACTGTCTGTAATGCCTCGTTGAGCTAACGATGTTGCAACGTCGTCCTGGGCTTTTTGGAACTCAGCATTAAAGGCTTCTAAACCTTGCGCTTCGTACAAGTCAGGAGACAGGTTAGAGTAATAGTCAGACAAATTATCTTGTATAGGGCCATACACTTCTTTCCAATCGTCGTAACGTTGTTGGTTAAAAGCTAATTCACTCTCGCTCGCTGCACTGGCAGCTTTTGTAGCTCGCTTAGATGCATTGTTACTTACTACTGCGCCTACAACTGCTGAGCCTGCTATAGCTGTTGCTATTCCAGACATAAATCCCCCTGGTCTACTCGTTGCTTGATTACGTCTAGGTAATCTACGGTTAATTCTTCTAACGGTTCTAGGCGTCGTTTAGACACCAATAGCACGTTACCATCTGGTGCCATGTGCATCTTACAGTTAGGCATGTGAGAGTGATTGGCATATCTACCAGCTATTGTACGCTTACCATCTATGCGAGCAATACACACCACAGAGTTTTTCTCATACCCTAGAGCACTAAAAAGCCCTAAACCATGAATAGCGGACTTCTCCAAAAACACATGCTTAAAGGCATCTGGTAAGTCTACCATATCAGCAGTATTTTGAACCTGTTCTTGTACTTGTTCTTCAGTAAAACCTAGCTGTTTAATGGCCTCAACATAGCTAAAGTTATCTAGCATTAGGTAAAACTCTTCAAGCTCTTCAAAGCTATCTACAGTTAGACCGCGCTGTATTGCTTCACCTTCTTCACCTTTAGCCACGTGAAAAGTAATCCAAGTTGTGTCTTCGTGCGCGTAACCTGCTCGCTTCTTGCCTGATAGACCTTGGAATACATTGTAACCTGAAATACGCTTGCGAACACCTTCATCTGTTGATACAGTTATATCACCACTAATCATAACGTCAAAGTGGTCGAACTTGTACAACTGACCAGTTATAAATGTATCTTTAGGTATTGTAATTTCACGCGCATACATATTACCGTGAATATAATGCTTTACAGGTATTTCAACCTGGTCTTTAGTCTTAGCGAACTCTTCGTAAGCTAATATAAGCGCTCGGCTTTCAGCTTTTGAGTTACCGCTTACCAAATCAATAATTCTGGACATTAAACCACCCATTAGCTATTGTTTGTGCTGCTGTGCTACCTGCTCGTCTGTAGACTTTAGTTGTTGTGTTAACTGTATCTTCAAGAGTAACCTCATGAACTGCACCTCCATTCAGCGTGCGATTAACTAAAGCATACATGTTGTATGGTGTAGTATCATCTAGTGCTTCAGGTGGGTTAGTAAAATCTGAACCATCCAGAGAAAGTTGGAAGAGCCCAAAGTTATTAACCCAAGATGCATCGTTGAAGTCACTCATAGCTGCTGGAGCCTGTTCGTACTCCTTGACATTGCTAAAGGTGTCTACTTCAGTAGATATGTCTTGTACAGTTGATTCTATAGTCGATAGCTTACTGTCAAATTCAGTAAGTCTGTCACTAAGCCGAACTAGTTCTTCCCGTAGTGCAACAATAGAGTCCAGAGATACCTCTACTTCAGGCATCTTGATATTAGGTAACTCAGACTGCTTAACATACGGGTCAACTCCTTTTGCACCCGTAATGATGTCAATCTCACGAATGATAGATGCTAGTGTACGACGCAGACTTAACTCATCTGTTACATCAGCTGGGAGTGTGAGTCTAGACTCAGGCATGACCGTGACCTCTACCTACAACATACTCTAGCTCAGAGACTTCTCCTTTACCTATAAACTTAAACTGGATATAGTTACCTCTTTGTTTACTTTGAGGTACTTGAATCTCATGTTTAGCTTCACCAGAAAGTGTCTTAGTAGCTACAAGCGAATCATTAATAAATATATTAATAATTATATCGCCTTTACTGTAAACGTACACCTTTTTATATGTTTTATCTTCAGAAATTCGTCCTTCTATGAAGCTTGGAGAGACATAAGTAAACTCCTCAAGTTCTTCACCTGCGAACAGCTCATTTAGCACACCATTAGCTATGCCATACAATGTATCTTTACTTCTCGTAAGCGAGGTCACACCTAACTCTAGATGCTTGTATATGGTCTCGAAGCGATAGTCGTGAGCTAATATAAGTCCAGACCTATCTAACAAGTAATAAACCTGGTCGTGTATAACAGAATCCACTACGTCTAAGTCAACTTTACCTAGTCTGTCTTGAGTAATAACCTGAGCTGGACTACCATTAGAGATACAAATACCATCTGTAGACAACCACACCGCAGCACTACCTAACTGTTGTATAGAAGCACCAGACACACAGCCTTGCTCACCATCCAACAGCTGTTGAGATAATAGCGTAGGTCCTGTGCCATAAACTATGTAAGTCTTGTATAGTGTGAACACTAAAACACCACTGCCTGTGGCAGCGAGGCCAGTAATATCGGTGTAGAAGTCTATGTAGTAAACTTCTGGCCAGTACTCTGGCTTACCTACAGGAGTAAAGCGTAGCTTAGAACCTTCTGCAGCAAATAACATAGCGTTAGCTTCAGTTAAATGCTGTAAGTTTGTAGGTGCTTCTGTGTTTAGCGTAGACGATAACAAGTGGCCATCAATTTTAGTGTCGCCAAGTCTGTCTAAGTAGTCAGTAGTAGCATTGTCTACAGTGTCTACCAAAGTGAAAGTTGTTATGTAACCACCAACTCGGTAGATACGCTTCTTATCTACCTGAGGGTCTACAGACACTTCCATGCCAGCTAATTGAACTTCACCTTGTACTTCTAACGTGTCTGATATAGGACTAGGTATAGACTCTGTACCTTTAGAACTATTGTAGAAAGTGTACACATATTGGTAATCGCCTTCTAGCGTAGCAATCTTAGATTCATCTAGTTCTTCCGCTGAGCTAATGTTGTACACATCGTCGGTTAAGCCTTGGATAGGGCCTTCACCAGGGTCAGTCATAGTGCCTACTAGGTGCCACTGGTTATTATACTGTCTATATAGCTTTATTCCGCCTGAACCATAATCGAGACCTTCAGGAGGGTTAAAGTTAACTGAACCAGTAGTAGGTGCTGTAGCGCTTATAGATGGGTAGCGCTTACTGAATCTATCTCGTCTATCTTCGTATCTTATGTAGTAGTCCTCACGCTCTAACTCTAGTAGTAACTCTGCTCTAGAGTTGGACAAGTCTACTGTGAAGTCTCTAGGACGAGAATAGCGTTCATTATCAAAGTTAACTAGTTTGTAGTATACTTTCTCTAGCGGCAAATTACCTGCCATGTTCACTTGAAAGCGCGCGGTAGTCACATTATCTAAGACAACGTTAGTAGTTATTTCAGGCTTAACTGTAGGACCAACTATACCTAAGTTAGTAGTCACACCGTCGCGATAAGCTTTAGGCGCTTGTCCGTCTGTCCAATATAATGAACCTTGAAATGGTACGTAGTCTCTACGAATGTCAGAGGTGAACCACTTATCTTCTTTATCAAAGTAGTAGTTGTACGCGCCAGCAGGTATAGTGGTAGGAGCTTTAGTTTTCACAGATGTGAGTGTACCTAGACTGTTGTCTATATTAGTGTACTCAACTGCCTGACTAAGTTCTAAGAACTGAGGCCTGATTCTAGTAGACAATCCACCGTCAAATGTCTGAATTTTCATCTCTGCTACCTTTAGCTAGTATAACTCTAAGGTCACTAATCTGGTCACTAATCTTATCGCTCTTGTTATTAAGCTCACCTATCCGAGCTAAGAATGGTGTCGTGAACTCTGCTAGTATCGCTCTAACTTCGCGCTCAGTCATTATCTCAGACTCAACACGCGTAACACGATTAGCTAGGTTATTATGTTTATTATCTAGCTTATCTAACTTGTCATAGATATTAGCTGTTCTATCTAGGCTTCGTTTCTTCTCGTGCATACGGTCTGCAGAAAGCAAAGTTAGGATGAACCCAAATATGCTAGCTGCCCAGGCTTGCCAGTTATCCATAGTTAAACCTTAGTTTGTGTCAAATGGGCTGCGGTACATAACGGTGCGGTGCCCGCTACGAGTGTTATTTTTGCGCTCGAACTCCTTAGATACACCTAGTTCACGGTCATATAAAGCTAAAGCTTTAGCGCTCTTCTCAGCAAAGCGAGAGTCGTAGTCATCATCAAAAGCATGTCCTACAACATAGTGTTTAATAGCTGTATCCCACATAGAAGGAACTACTAGGTCACTCTCAGTAGTGAACACTTCACCAGGAACTTTAATATACCATATACGTACAAAGCCGTGCGCGATGCTAGTAAGCACACCGAAGTCAGAGTTAAATGGGAAGCTATTAAGCTGAGTAAGAACCCCCGAGTCTGTTTGTTCACCATCTACAGTGTCTGTCACACCATTACCGTAGTTGGTAACCATAGTCTCATTAGGTATGGGGTACAAGTTAATCTCATTCAGATTACGCTTGTCGTAGATAATAGCATCTATACGGTCGCCTGTCTCGAGCTCCCAACAATACTCACTATAAGAGTCGTAGTTATTATCGAGCTGATATTCACTTTCGCGACGGTTACGAGTACGAGCTCGTCTAGCCAATGCGTCCATTTGCTCGTGCGTTACTAATTCTATAACACCGTGGTTATATGCTGCACGAGTAATTACCCAACAATCATCAGGTAAAGAGTACATACGCTCATTAGCTTGTAGCTGCAAGTCTACCTGAGCTTTTAGCATCTGAGTCTGTTTAGCTATATCTTGTTGAGCCTCGCTCACTAATCTAACTAAGCGTGGAGTAGACCAGCGCTCACCATTAGGGTCAGCAAGTGTGTCTCTCGCTCTAGCTAGGATGTCGTCTATTCTACTCACCTAAGAATACTCCACAGTAACAGGTTTGTTGGTACTAAATGCACATGCTACTTGTATATAGTTTTCATTGGCAGACAGAACTATATGTGGTACAACACAGTTCATGTCTACTGCTAATCTAATCTCTTCGTCACCAATAGCTGTAGGGAAATATAGAGTCTTTAGCGTAACTGTGCTTTGGCTATTAGTAGCATCTGCGGATGTAGGTGTGAGGAGTTTGTCTCCATACGCAGCAGATGGTGATGTGTGTGAACCCACTGGAAGGCTACTATCTAGGGAAATGCCCACTGTCGACTCTAAGAGTTGCTTAGTTATAGTCACTGGTGGTCTATGAACGATGTCACGCTTCATAAGTATTCTCCAGATAGTAGCCCGTCCTTGGGAGTTAGAACCTAGCTAAATTGCGTAAGCTCTTGAGAGTTCTTCAAGTACTCTAGGTACTCAATAACTACTACATATTCACCAACAGCTGTGGCTGCACCAGAATAAGTAACACCTAAGTAAACAGGTGTACCAGTACCAGTGTCTGCTTGAGTACCAAAGGTACCTTGCTTACCAGCTGTCTTCAAGTTGGCAGCAGATAAAATCTGCGAACCACCTGAAGCAGTACCTAGTTTAGCAGTAGCAGTAGTCGCAGCATCGCTGGCAGACTTAACTTGGATGTAGGCATTAGTGATGATAGCATTCTCAGGCAAGTAACCAACCAGGTGGTTTGCTGAGGCCGCTTCAATATTGCCTTTGTCTGTGCCTTCTTTAACCACAAACGCCATTGCTGTCGCTAGCTTCTTCTTGAAGGCATTGTTGTAACGAGAAATATCAGCCATTACAGTTCCCCTTAAGACACTTTAAGGTCAGTAACAACGACACCATGGTCAATGTTAGCAACTTTAGCTTGTTTGTACTCTGCATTCTCAGCTTTAAGGTGAGTTTTGCGAGCTTCCATCCAGAATTCCATAGCAGATTCTGAAGTGATGTCAAAGTCATCAGATGACTTGTACTTATAGTCAGGCATTTTACCAAATGCTAACTGTAGAGCACCAGCACCAAGGATTAGACCACGAGACTTAAGGTTAGAAGTAGTGTACTCAAAACCGTCTTGACCAGTCCAGGCATCATTAGTTGCATCGTACTGACGTAGACCTGAAAGTTCAATTTCAGAGTCATTCATACCCCAACCAGAAGTTGCTGTACCAGCAGTTTCACCAAAGAATTGGTCTGCTTCAACGATTACTAACTGTCCTAAGCGACCAATAACACCGTTAATATTACGGTTGTTGTTGCCACGTACGTCACCTTGAGCGATAAGCGCCTGGTAACCAGCAGTATCTTTACGTAAGATGTTAGCCATAGCGCTATCAATTACGTATAACCACATTGGACGATTGCCATCTGTACGGTACGGCACTAATGGACGACGAACGCCACCAGTAGTGAAGCCTTGAGATGTTTTAAGCGTCTTTTCAATGTCTAACAGAGTGTTAAAGTTGAAAGTAGAGCCTAAATCAATAGAGTGGCTAGGTGCTTGCTTACCATCTTCGTTAGTAATCAAGTTACCTTGAGCGGCATCGAAAATCGACTGATCTTTAAAGCGTACGAATAAATCCGCAAGGCCTTTACGAGAGTCAGAGTGCTCATTGATGCTTAAATCACCAATGTTAACGCCATCAAACTTGTCGCCATTGTCTACTACTAGACGGTAACGCTCAACAGTGATTTTGTCAGAGAATTTTTTCTTCTGCTCGCCTTTACCGCGTGCAGTGTCTTTGCCTTTGATACCCTTACCAGTAAGGTTACCATCAAAATCGAATACGACAGTGTGACCAGAACCCGAATTCTCGTTGTTCTCCTGGTAGACGATAGCGTTACGGTTGCTACCTGTCATTGGAGACCAAAACGATGTACTCGCGCCTTGAATCAAACCTTCACGCATCCACTTTTTACGGACTAAGTCCGAGTTAATATCTACGACACCTGTTGCCATGAGATATGCTCCTAATGTGAATTAAAGTTTATGGTTATTAGTTCGATAGTGAGTCCGTCGGGAGACCATCTGATTCGCTGCCGTAGAAGTTATGCTTGTAAACAAGGGAATAACAACGACCTCACTATTAATATTAATGTATTTAGCTTAAAATGTACACTTAATAAATTTAATAAATCTCATTTTTGTACGATTGTTTGATGTCACCTTCGATGGCCTCAGTACTAGGAGTGTTAGTACCGCCTGCTGTGCTTAAGTTAGGCTCATCAGGTGCTTTTTCACCTTTCTGAATTGTACGAGGCTTGCCCAGGAAGCTGTTACACTCATCTAAGAACTCATCGAAGGTAATCTCACCCTTCTCAAGGCGCTTAGTAAAGCGAGGTGGAATATCATTTTCGAGCACTTCGTCAGTTAGTGCGTGTTCTGGGTTAGCAGTATTGTGCTCTTCCAGTAGACGCGTACGACGCTCAAGCTCTGTTTCCTTGTGCGCGGTCTCTTTAATCTGCTTACGCTTCTCAGCGAACTTAGATTTGTTAGTAGTATTTAGCTTATCAAGCTCTGTACGCCATTTATCAGGGTCAGAATGCTTTAGCTCTTCAAGACGGTCTTTGTCTTCAGTGCTAATATGCGCAGTAACATCTTGCTCGTATGACGCAGCAAGTGTTTCGTTTTCTTTACGTAAGGCTGCAGCCTCTTGTTGAGACTTCGTATAAGCTGATTGAGTGTCACGACGACGTAGTTCAGCTGTCGCAGCGTATGCTACCGCTTCATCCAGGTCTTCTGGAAGTTCCCACTTGCCATCGTCACTTTTCTTAACTTCGCTTACTACAGCGTTTACTTTACTTTCAAAGGTGTCATCATTTGGAGTACCCATATTTCTGTTCCTATATAAATGCAGAAGAAATTGTTTAATAAATTTATCACATATTGTGTCTTTTGTAAACCTCCGATGTTATAATATTTTTCATCAACCTCAAATAGGAGAAAGTTATGGCAGTGCATACCTTCTCGTCAAGAACCCGTGATGACGAATTAGTGCAGAAAGTTAAGGACAAGTGTGATGAGCGTGGAATTATGTTCAGTCGCGTTGTAATTGAATTACTTAAAAAGTGGGACGAAGCAGATGAAGCACGAGATACTAACAAGACTGCGTAATGGGGATGAACCTAAAGCAGTCGCAGAAGAACTAGGTGCTAGTATCGCTACTGTTGTCCGCTATAGGACTGAACTAAATAACGCTATTAAAGAAGGCAAACTAAATACTCTTTTAGCTTCTGCTGCACCGTCAGCTGCTCAAATGGTTGAAGCCTTATATGAAGACGCCCCTCCAGAAGTTAAGTCTGCAGCTGGTGAGCTAAGTAAGGGTATGAAGGCGCTCGAACGTCTACAGCCTGAGCTAATAGACACAGCTAATGAGATTAACAAGCGCATAGTTATAATGTGCGGCACCGCTGAATCAGTGTCCGAAATTGAGATACTTACTGGTGCTTTGTGTAAACTGCAGACTGCATTCTTCCCTACAGCTGCGGGACCTGCTACTCAAGTAAATATTCAGAACAACGGAGGTACCTCGTATGGCGAATGGCTTAGCGATAAACCGGGAGCAGTTTGAGGAAATATACCCAGACCTGGCAGACCACTTCGACTTCTTTAACAACCCGCCACCTCCTGGCATAAGTCAAGAAGAGTTCGAGGCCACGTACTTCAAATCTAAACTGTGGCGCCTCAATAACATGTACAAGATTATCAACAAAGATGGTGAGCCTTGTACCTTTAGAATGAACTACGCACAGCATAAAGTATATGCAGCGACGAAGCATCATCCGCGTATTATTATCCTGAAGTCTAGACAGCAGGGTATCAGTACATTGTGGCTCGTGTCGTTCTTCGACGATGCATTGTGGTGTCCATTCTTACGTCTGGGTCTTATGGCTCAGGGTACTGATGAAGCTACAACGCTGTTCGAACGTGTTAAATTCTTGTGGGATAACCTTAGTGGTGATGTTAAGCGCTTTCTTAACATACGATTAACTAAAGATAACACCAAAGAGCTTAGCTTTAGCAATGACTCTACGATGTTTATACGTGTTAGTTTCCGTTCCGCGACACTGCAGCGCTTGCACATATCCGAGTTCGGTAAGATAGCTAATGCTAACCCTCAACGAGCTAAGGAGACCAAGACCGGTACACTCCAGGCGCTTGCACGAGGCAACACTGGTGTCATAGAGTCCACAGCCGAAGGCCGTAATGAGTTTAAATTTATGTGGGATGCTGCTGAAGCTGCGCACACCTCAGGCCAGATGGCACCCAAGGATTTCCTACCTGTGTTCTTACCATGGTACCTGGACCCTGACTGTGTGCTCGATGTATATCAGTCAGACACTCAAGAGTCTAACCGCTACCTGAGCGAGCTCGAAGCTGAGTGCAAAGTTAAGCTAACGCAAGAGCAGCGTAACTTCTGGATAGCGCAGCACCGTGAGCTCGGCGGTGATATATTCCAGGAATACCCTGGTACACCCGATGAAGCTTTCCGTGCATCACGTGACGGTACATACTACGCACGCATATACAATGAGTACATCATTCGTAAGAAGCGATTAGTTACAGACCTGTACGACCCTAACTTACCTGTGGAAGTATTCTTTGACCTCGGTGTCGATGACTACACGTGCCTTATGATGGTCCAATGGTACCGTGGTGAATACCGTATAATTAAAGAGTACTTTAATAACGGCTATGACCTGACGTACTATGTCAACTGGATAGTAGATACAGGCATTGAAGTTCGTGACTGGTACTTCCCACACGATATAGCTGTACGTGAACTAATGGGTACAGGTAATGGTGGTCGAGCTAAGACTAGAGAGCAGTTGCTCCGCGAGTACTTTCGAGCTAATAATATCCGTGGTGTAATCCGCAAGATTAAGCGCGGCAATATAGAGGACGGTATCCAGGCTGTACGTGAGATACTCAAGTCTATGTGGATTGATGCTAGCTGTGAGTACACACGCGAGTGTCTACTAAACTATAGTAAAGATTGGGACGCTAAGCTCCAAGTGTGGAAGAACTCTCCTTTACACAATGAGTTTTCTCACGGCGCTGATGTACTTCGTCAAATTGCGCAGTACACCATAGAATCAAACAGAATGCACCAATCAAAACTTACTGCCAAGAAGTCGGTTAGTAGAAATAGCTCCTATGCAATTTAATAAATTTATTAAGTTACTAAAATGGAGTGCAAATCCACACAAACTGCGTAAGATACAATAAATTTATTAAGCTACTAAACTGGAGTGCAAATCCACACAAACTGCGTAAGATACAATAAATTTATTAAGCTACTAAACTGGAGTGCAAATTCTAACGGACTTTCCATTGACAATTGGCCGGGTAGGACTGTCGCCGGGGCCCTAGATATCTGGACGTCTGGACGTCTAAACGCTCAAACTCCTGGAAGTCTAGACGTCTAAACGCTTAAATATCCGCACTTCTGGACGTCTATACACCTGGACGTCTATACTTCCACACTTCTAGACGCAGGCGTCTGGACGTCTATACTTCTAGATGCCTAAGCGTCTGCACACCTGGACGTCTGGGTATTGATGCGTCTGGACGTCTATACACCTGGACGTCTAAGCATCTGCACGTCTAAGCATCTGCACGTCTACACACCTGGACGTCCAGACATCCGCACACATGGACGTCTAAGTATCCACACTTCTAAGCATCTGCACACCTGGACGTCTATACGTATATAACCAGGAGTTATAAGATATAACTAAAAGTTATTGTACAACCAGGACCAGGTGTGCTATTCGCATGTGCACACGCATAATAAAGAGTGCAAAGTGCTTATAACTAAAAATTATATCTTATGCTTTCAAAGTGCTTTACTTTAATTAATTAATTTACTATTATTACTTTAACGAAACAACAGTGAGTAACTAAATAATGATTAGACTTTTTAAGTTGATGAAGCGAGGCCAGGATAAGGACTTAGGTGAACTACATGCCAGTGGTCTCACTCGTGTGCATAGTGACACAATGAAATTTAAGCTAAGTAATTCCGAGTACCAGGTAGAGTTTGGCAAAGAAGACCTGGATACTCTTCGTAGAGCAGTAAGACAATTGGAGCAGTTAAAATGAAAGAAACTAATATAGTATTATGTAAGTGTAACGAGGATGTATTTCTTGAGCTTGTACAAAGTGAGCAAGTATTTGGGCATCCTGATGAGTTCGTGATGCACATCGCAGACTTCTGTAGTCTATCTGACGACATGAAAGAAGAGATAGAACACGAGTACTTATACAAGAAGTAGTGTACAACTCGAGACTATTAGTGCATATGAAAAGCCTAGGCTTTCCAATAGTAGTCTCTATGATGTTCATTATTAACTAAGTGAGATATGTTATGACTATTAAGAAACAATTTGAAGAAATCGTTGCTCTATTAGAAGCGAACAAGGGCAAGAAAGTAAGCACGATACTGCCCGAAATCCTGGAGATGACAAAGGCGAAACAACAAGCTAAGAATTTTGAGGTCGATGAAGAAGGCAATGTCACTCGTGTGTATTGTTACTATCACAAAGCCTGGGAAGATGTGAGTGAGTGTGAATACGGAGCTAAGAAGTCGAGTGCTTCAGGTCTTAACAGCATGTGTAAAGTAGGCTACAATCAATGGTCTAAGCAACAACGTGACTTCAAGAAAGCCAAGGATGCACTACTACAACAAGTAGCCGATGGTGAGGTAGAAGCGAGCGAGCTAAATGTAATGCTTGACAACCTGGAAGCCGAGCGAGTATCTATAGTGCCTCGTGAGACGGCTGAGTAGTAACCTAAAGTATGCGGGTGCTTGATGTAAGTAAGTATTAAGCACCCTACTTATACTAATTATTTAGTAATAATAATATTATATATTTAACTACAAAATCATATTATACCAGAAACGCCATTTTACGACATAGTATGTCAATATATATATATACAACAATAAAATGATTTCGCTAAAAAATATATAATACTATTATTACTAAAAATATTGTATAATACCCAAGCTTATTCCACACTAACAGGAGTGTATATGAAACCATACAAAGGCATGCCCCTCAAAGAAGCACTGCAATACTGTGAACACCAGGGTATCACAGAAGCCGACACGAACGTCAGACTCACAGGCAGACTAGATAAGTTAGCTCGGTTCACAGGCCACAGCACAGCATCGCTAATAGCCAGAATGGCACAAGATGCATTTAGTTTTGGCGAAGACCTCATCCCTAACAAGAGTCAAGGCCCACTCAAGACAGCACAGAAAGTCATAATCCGAGACAACTACAGCGACCATAAGTTAGCTAGAGCCCTTAGTCAGTATATGCTTACCAGCTATCAAAACATTAGATTAGCTCAGCGAGGTGACTTCAAAGAAACCACAAAATCCAAAGCCAAAACAGCACCTGGTACACGGGTACTCACATATCAGGAGAAGCTTGACATCCACCAGAACCACCAGGATACACCAACGACCGAGGTTGCGAGACTGTACAACACACGGTACCAGTATGCTCAGCGTGCTCAGTTAGGTGACTTTAAGCGCACCACAAGCAGGCACGTGATAAGCATAACCGCAGAACAAGCAGTAGCACTAAATATACCAGCACACATACGTGAGGTTTACTATGTCGATTAACAAGCAAGGCGGTATATGCACCCAGGACCACATAAGCAAAGCACAGATAGTTAAGCTTAGAAAGTTACTGCAAGATAGAGGCTGGTACTCAGGTGACATTTACTACCCGATAGAACACCCGACAGAAGCTATAGACCCACAGTTAGCTTACTGGCGCCAGGCACATAACTTGTGGGATGAAGATTGTCCATACTGTCAACGCCGCATCACAATATATAAGGAGCTCATAGCATGTTCAAACGCAAGCTAAACCCTATGGTAGAGCACTTGCTGGTACTAATAGACGTATCATCATTAGCTCAGAACAACTCACTGCTGTTAAAGCCTGGAGTGTTCATCACACCCATAAGCAACAACAAGGTAGCTATAATGACGAGCGACACGACTGTAGGCACAGGCCTGGTGCTAGACTTCCTCACACCGCGTGAGCATAAGCTGTTGTGGATGGCTACAATGCGCAGACTAGATGCGCTGAACACTGTTAGGCTTGAGGAACACAGAAAACTAAACGAACAGCTACTACAGGAGCTCCTAAGATGAAGCATGTCGCAATATTAGCTGTTACAGTAGCATTATGCCTGGTTATGTTAACAATAGCCGTACACAGGCTCACAGAAGCACTGGATAAGATAGAAGCAGAGAACAAGTGCATAGCCGCACACATAGCAGCAGGCCAGGCAAGAGCAGACATACTGGAGTGCACAACCTCAAAGGAGTCCCACAATGTTAAATGATTACAAACTGCCTGGCTACAGTGTAGACCAGGTACTCAAAGATGCAGAAGCAGCAGGGTACATCACAGAGCTTGAGCGACTGCAACTAAAGACTGACGTACACGAGATGTGCTCATACGGTCGTAGCTTCGAAACACAGGCTCACTTAATAGCTAAGTTGCAGCGCAACATAAACAGCCGCCGTGCAATACGCAAGTACTGGCCGTTACTGCTAATCATACTACTGATAGGGTTGCTGCCATGATTAACTGGGCCTTGGTTATTCAAGGTGCACCCGTATATAACAATTAGTTTTATATTTATATCATTTTGTTCTAAACTAAACGTGTTCAAATCTAATTAGATGCGACATTATATAACTTCAGTCAATACAATCAACCTTTAAAAGGATACAATATCATGGCTTCAATCAAAAAAGCTTACGTTTCAATCATGTCATTACTAGCCGCTAACATGGACGCAACAGTTGCGGACATCTACCCACAAGTTGAAGAGCTTGCATCAGCTAAAGCTGGTGGCGGTGGCGGTAAAGCAACTACTTTCCACCGTGATGAAGACGGTAACGTGGTAGCATTATTCTGTGCTTACTTCAAACGATGGTTCCCAGTTGATGGTGAAGTTGAGTTCGGTAAAAAAGCAAGCACTCAGTCTGGCTTTAATAACTACTCGAAGCAAGGTTTGTCACACTGGAACAAACAGCTTAACGACTTTAAAAAAGCGAAAGAGCAGTTGCTTGTTGACATCGCCGCTGACCCTTCACTTGCTTCTGAGCTACAAGCTAAGCTTGATGAGCTTGAAGAGCAACGTGCAGCTATCCAGCCTGTAGAAGGTGGCTTCGACACTCTTGAAGAGTTACTAGCAGCTTAAGCAAATCCCGACCAGGTGTTACTTCGGTAGCACCTTTTTTTAAACACAAGGTGTCACGTAAATGTCAGCCAAAACAGAACACTCAAGCAAAGTATTCAGAGTAAACGTTGTGTGGTCTTGTCCTTTCTGTGGAACACATAACCACGATAAAAATGACAGTAACGATGGTGTAGTAGATGAGCTCTACTGCTACGACTGTAGAGAAGTATTCAGCCTAGAAGAGAATAAAGCATGAGAGACCTGGTAGTTATAGGTCTACGTAGTGCCAGTCGAGAAGAGATTAAAGCTCTTACTATAGAGTGGCAAACAAAAGGCTACATAGTTAAGCACAAACGGTTTTACAAGAGCGGGTTGCCGCTTCCTAACAACGGAGTTTTACAATGCACCACAAAGTAATTGAAGCACTACAGTTAGCCCTAAAGGTTAAGCCTAATCACGGCATATGTGGTGTACTAGAAGCCCTGGACATAGAAGAGCCGGCAGAATACTACGAGCTAATGTTCAGTTGTTGTGAAGCCCTGGGTGTGTTCAGCGGTACATTAGCTATGCCTATATCTGTTAGTCATGGCGAACCTTACGCACTCTACAGCAACGCACGTCGTAAGAAAAAGCTGTGGAACAGTACAACTAAGTATGGTGCTGCACGACGTGCTGTAGCAAACATGATGATATCGGAGTTGACACATGCAGACTATCGTAACCGCACTAAATAAAGCACTTAAAGACGGCTACTACAGAGGCATATGTGGACTAATAGCAGACTCTACTGTGAGTCTAGAGGAGCGAACTAAAGCATCAACATTAATGCACAAGATTATAGTAGACTTAGGTTACGCATCAGGTGGTGTGGAATTCCCAATAGCCGCACCAGGTTACTGTAGAGGTAGTAAGAAGTTTAAAGCTGTAGAAATTTACCGCGACCACTCTAGTGACTTGTGGGCCAGCGATAACCAGTATTGTAAACGCCGTCGTAAAGTAGCACGACACATGATTAAGGAGCTAACTAAATGAGAATACAACAACGCATTAAGCAGGTAGAACATGCCCGTGACAAAGGTATGTCTTTTGAGCTGCTGTGTAAAATTCACCCTTACTTTAAGAAGTACAAGCTAAGAGTAGATTTTAGTGAATGGCACGAAGTGGTATTAGGTAGCCTTAAAAAGGAGCTCATCGCCGTCCAAATTGAAGTAGTAAGAATAGCTCCACAGTTCTACAGTGCTACTGGTGACATTAAAGAGTGCGTAGAGCTTGCGTACATGCTAATTGACGAGGTTTATAATGCTGAAGGTGAAGATTGAACCTTTGCTAGAAGCTAACTGGACACATGCCGATATTGCTGACGCATTCGGTGTGTCCAGAGCTCGTATAACGCAACTAGCAAATGAATTAGGTTATGGTATTAAAAGACCTAAAAACACTCTCACAGACGACCAGTGGGACAAATTAATAGCTGAACAACATAGATATACAGTGAGCGAACTAAGTCGCAAGTATAAGATTAGTCGTGCAGCGATATACAAGAGGTTAGTAAAATGACAATGAACGACCCTATATGGTTTGGTGGTGCACTGTATGGAGTAGTTGACGGTAAGCTACGCAAAACCAGCCAAGTGCAGCGGTTTGAAACTATAGACGACATAACATACGCGGTAACTAAGAACACCAGGTATCGTGTAAAGTTTTCAGGTCCTGTGCTCGAAGAAGCATTTGACTACACTAACTCAGGAAAGTAACAATGAGCAAATATGTTAAAGGTAAATATCACGTAGTGGCTTGTGAGAAGCGATTCAATGCATTAAAAGTATTACAAGAAAACATGGGTATACTTATATCATTTGAGCAGAACGACATGACTGTCGATGAGGCTGACATAGAGCTAGTAGAGCGACAAAAAGACAACATTGTACAAACTCTCAACACCTGGTTCGAAGACAAGCTACAGTCAACAACTATTGAGGAGGAGTGATTATGGCTACTGACTGGGTAGAAACAGGAATTGAAGCTAAAGACATCGATGGCAGGCCACACGTAGAAGTTGACGGTGTCATGTGTAAGCTAAAAATACCTACATTCATTCGAGGTAATAAATTAGTTGTACGCAAAGAGTTCTGGGAAGGTAGACAGCACTTGTTTGCCCACCAGGTTAAAGGCTACTACGACGATGCAGGCACACTTAAGTGGGTTCAAACACAAGTACCAGGCACTCAGATGGGCAACACTCGCTATGCATGGAACGGCATGGACTACGTGCCTATGAGTTTCCCAGCCTGGATAGATCCAGAAACTAACTTAATATCGGTGCCTGATAACTTCGTAGAACAATTGGAGGACTTATGCATATAAGTACAGCATTTGAACTAGTATCTAAAGGTGAACCAGCTCCAGAAGAATTAGTAGACTTACAGTGCCCTAACTGCAGTGGGCAGTTCAGCTCTAGGTACAAAGGTATACACGAACTAGGTGGACGTGAAGTAACTTTCAAAAACTATGTGGGTACTGGAAACAGAATTTTAGGTGACGAACTCGGTTTACATTTTGATTACACGTGCCCAAACAACTGCACAGATATGCTCGGTAATGCTGTACTGCTAGACGACATCCATTCTATCGGTCAGTACACACCGTACGACTTATGGTTATGTGCAAAACTAGTTGTAGAGCAGCATTATTTAGAGTCACGGCTAGCAGAAGTTGAAAAGGAACTTAAAAACTACAGTAATCGGCAAATTTAATGAAATTATTAAATTTACAACCTGATTTTATCGTGATATTATAAAAAATCAGGAGGGATTTTTACTATGAGAAAACGAAAGCTTGTTACCCGACCTGTGTTATTTAACTTGTATAAGCATAATAGCATGGGTGTACCATTAACTAAATTAGTAGCTTCAGGCGACTACGACATTTCTAGACCTGCGTTAGCAAGTCTATTACGTGCTTTAGAGTCTGAGCAAAGTACAACTGTTAGTGCTTCACTATTTCCTGTATGGCTAGACGAGAACGGTCCGACTGTGCAAGAACAACCCGATAACTTTATCTACTTAGGTAAGTTTCCACATGGGGAATGGTATGAAGTCAATTGAACCTTACATAAAGCTTGGTTGGCATACTGTGCCGCTGAAAGGAAAGCTGGAGCGTCTTACTGATGGTAAGAAGACGATACCTAAGTTTGAAGAGGGTTGGAGAGATAGATACACAAAAGAAAAGAATACTGTTAAAGCTAAGTTAGGTGGTACTATAACAGGTGAAGTGTCTGGTATTATAGCTATAGACTGTGACAACGAAACAACTTACAACATGTTCAAGAGTCTAGACCCGAGCATAGAGTTTGAGTTTGTTAGTCAAGGTAAAGGCTATCCAGCTGGCACGTTAATCTATAAGTTTACTGAGGATTTTCCTCACTCATTTAGCATTAACGATGGTGACATAGCCCTGGATGTATACTCTAATGGTGGGTTTATATACCTGGCAACTGAAGCTAATCCAACTAAAGTAACTTTAGAAAAGCTTCCAGCTTTAACTGAGCTACCTGCAACAACATTATTAATGCTGAAGCAGTTACATGCGCTTAAAAACAAGCCAGCTACTACGACTAAAACGCACTCAGCTGTGACTAGCACTAACTGTTTAGCTCCAATTATTGAGCAGTTCGTTGGCAGTAAAGAGTACTCATCAGCACTGTTTAAGATAATAACACCACGTGACTTTAGAACAGAGCGCAGCTATATAGAAAATGGTCACATGCACCCTAATGATGTACCTGAGGGCCGTGGCAGTGAATACATGTCGAAGCTTGGTTCTATCCTAGGTGCAGATATAAGTGTCAGCCTGGACTTATTTGTGGCTGCTATGCACACAATTAATGATATGTTTGACGACCCGATAGACACAACGCGGTTTGATAAAACTATACTTGACCCAATTATGAGCGGTCGTGCGTCAGTTGATGGTAAGTCTATATGGAAGTATGATGAAAACTGGAAAGCTCAACGCCTGGTACTACCTACTAAGCGTAAGACTAACCTTGAATTAGGTTTTGATGATAACCGTAACATGTACTACACTGTTGACATATTAAGCGAGCGTGTTAAGTCATTCAACAGAGACTCTGACTTAGTAGCATACATAGAGTCTGCAGCGGTTAATCCACCTAATAGAAAAGAAGTTAAAACTAAGCTACCTATAGTTAATGTAGTATCAGACCCAGCTATGCCATTTGGGTTCAGCTCAAGCGACAGTGATTATGTGCGCAGTTTAAACACATTCGCACCAACACCTGAGCTTAGCATATTACACAATCCTATTGAGTACAAACATAATTATAAACGACCTGAAGCTATACTAAATTACTTCAAGTCTCTGGTACCAGATGAACAAATGCGTAGCTACCTACTTAGCTTTGTTAAACGCAAGCTAAGTAAGTTTGAGTACAGTCCAGTGGTTCTATACTTCTTGGGTGTACATGGTTCTGGTAAAGACACATTTGTAGAAATACTTGAGCGTATAATAGGTAACATAGCTCGCCCGACAGTTAAAGAGTTCCTGGAGTTGAACAATGCCTGGATGCTTGATACTTATTTTGTACAGCTAGATGAGTATGGTGACCAGTTAACACGACGCAGTGATAAAGAAGAAGCACAAGGTAAGCTAAAGGCTTATACAGGTAAATCTACAATACAAATACGCCGTATGCGTACTGATGGCTTCTCGTATAAGCACAGTGCTACATTTATACAGACGGCGAACAAAAACCCGTTTGGTTTACAAGATGGTGACCGTCGTATAGCACTAATGCCTACGCCTAACAAACTAGAGACACAGCAGTGGGTTAAAGACCTAGGTGGTATAAGTCCAGCACACGATAAAATAATGGAAGAGATACCAGACTTCTGTTATTACTTAGCTACAGAAGTAGAGATGCTAGACGCTAGTGCGTTTGTGTCACCACCTGAGTCTGAAGCTAAATTAGCTTTAATAGCCGACTCGATGTACGCAGCACAAAGAATAGCTTTTGCTATTAAGAATGACATGAAAGACTACTTACTATATCAGTGTAAGATACTTAATGCAGATTCTATGCGTACAGCACTAAAGAACAATGATGTGAAAGAAGAGAACATGGAAGAGCTTTACTTAGCGATGACTGATATGCAAGGTGATATACAGTCATTAAACGCCGTTTTACGCACAGCTGGTGTTATTATAACCAAGTGCGGGCATACTTACAAATACGAGATTTTTAATGATGAAGATTGATTACATGATGACAGCGAGCTACCGTAAAGAATGGGGAGTGGTTGATGCAATTCGTGAGTTAGTTCAAAACTGTATGGACAATTCGCACTGCAAAAGCACTTTTGAATTCCGCCCGGATAACAGCTTGAAAGTGACTACCTACGGCTATGTACTTCCTAGTGAAGTGTTTGCCTTAGGTGAGTCACAAAAAGAAAACTCTCACAGCCGTGGAGGTTTTGGCGAAGGCTTTAAACTGGCTATGTTAGTACTAACACGTGAAGGTAACGAGCCTGAACTATACTCAGGTGAAGACCACATTGAACCAGACTTTGAGCCTAATGCTATAGGCGTAGATACTTTCTGCCTAAATTTCACTAAGGTTGGTAGTTGTGAACGCAATTACACTAATGTACAAGACACTACATTCATCATAAACAACCTAACAAGTGAAGAGATTGGTGAACTTAAGTACAAGCTCCCTATACTAGCTAACGACCCTTTACCACCTGTAGAATTTGGCGATGTTAATCTAATACCAGACCGCCCAGGTCAAATATTTGTCGGTGGCCTTTACGTGTGTGAAGATGACGGCTTTAAGTACGGTTACGACTTCTGTCCTTCAGTAGTTAAAATGGGCAGTGACCGCCAATTAGCAGATGTACATGGTCTGTCCTGGGAAACTAGTAAGTATTGGGCTAAGAATACTACGGGTAGAGCCCAACAAGTGCTGAACATGCTGACTGAAAATAAGCAAGACGTTAGCAGCTACAACTGGCATATAAGTAAAGATGTTGCTAAACTAATTACACAGGCATTTGTAGCGCGCTTTGGTCATGTCGAGATTAAGCAAATGGGTTCATCATTAGGTTACGGTATGGCTGTAGGTGGTGGATTGTACTCTGTAATGACCATGTCAGGTTACGCTCATGTAGCTAACAAGTGGGAAGAGCCTGGCACACCGTTCAAAAAGCTAGAAGAATTCTTAGTTGAGAATAAAAAGCATATGCGTAGCAAACCAGCGCGCAATTTCATTAAACTACTAGAGGAAGCTAAACAATGGCAACGCAAGTAAGTATAGACCTGGAAACATTAGGCACAACTGTAGGCAGTCAGATACTAAGTATCGGTGCTTGTACATTTAATGCTGAAGGTAAAATCCTAGATAAGTTCTACGCAGTAGTAGAATTCCAGGATAACTTTGAAGTTACTGCTACTGTATCTACGTTGAAGTTCTGGATTAATCAACCTGCAGAAGCGGTAAGAGTTATCTTTGATGCAGACAAAAAGCTAACACAGTACCAGTCGCTAACACAGTTATCTAACTGGATTAAAGGCAAAGGCGAAGTTGAAGTGTGGGCTAATGGAACTAAGTTTGATTTAGGTATGTTAGAAGAAGCATATCGTTCACACAAACTAGTAGCTCCATGGAAATTCAACGCTGACCGCTGTATGCGTACTCTTCGCAAGTTTGCAGGTCACATTGATGTAGACTACGTAGGTGTAAGTCACTATGCCTTAGATGATGCAATCTGGCAAGCTAAGTATATAGCAGCTGCGTGTGAACAATTAGGACTAGAACTATGATTGAAGTGTTCCAAGACTTTTTAGGTGACGACACGGCATTTGACATGTTTATCACTGGTAGAGCTGGAACTGGTAAGACTACTGACATGGCAACGCTTGTTAAGTATTGTCATGACAACAACATAGGCTGTGTGGTGTCTGCGTACACTCACAAAGCCTGTGGTGTTCTTAGTAGTAAGTTACCAGATAAAACAGTTATTACTACGTTAGATAGCTTTCTATGCAAGCGACCAACTATTGACCAGAATGCTGTAGACATTAAACGTCTGCAAAATAGCACAAAAGTTGGCAATTCTAAAGAAACTCAGATACTGTTTGTTGATGAGTATTCTATGGTCGGTGAAGGTGACGTTGCTCTAATGCGTACTGAGCAAGACCCTACTTACTCTGGTAAGCCTAGAATGAAAGTTGTGTGGCTTGGCGACCCGTATCAACTACCACCTGTAGGAGCTAAACCTGGTATAATACCAAGCGGTAAATACCAGGTACTACTAACAGAAATAAAACGTCGAGCCGCTGATAACCCACTGGGCGAGCCTATTGACTTATTAGTTAGCTTTATTGAAGGTGATGAACCTACGGCTCTACCATCTAATGAAAACTTTGTGCGTGGGCAAAACATTGTGGAGTCCTATAAGGCTCATAATGACGCTGTAATATTAGCCTTTACAAACGAACGCGTTCAATCATTAAATGCGTCTATACAAGGCAGAGAGCAGCCAGAATCTGAAGATAAATTGTTCTGTCCAACGATGCAAAAAACATTTGTGTTTAAAAACTGGGTAGATAAACCTGACATGGTTACTCTACCTTTTGGTGACCCGTTAGTATTAGGTACTAAGTATAGAACGTTAGAGTACTTACATACCATGGATGATATACGCTTTGCTGAAGTTGAAACTGAAGAAGGTGATGTTGTAGTCATGGCAGTAATGTTTGGTCACTATAACTTCAAAGTAACACTAGAATACTTGAAGGCTGAAGCGGCGCAAACTAATCGTGATATTGAACAACATAAGCCTGGTTACAAAGCAGCAGCCTGGGCTAAGGTTCACAATACACATAGTTTAGCTCGTAAGCGTGCGCAGGCCTGGCGTGAGTTCCTAACCTTTGATGAGTGCGTAGTATGTATGGACTTTGCTCACGCTATGACTGTGCACAAGTCCCAGGGTAGCACGTTTGAGACAGTGTGTGTTGACACAGACGACGTGTACAAAGCGGCTAAATTCAGCTTTACTAACTACCTTAAGCTAATGTATGTTGCTTTATCACGGGCGAGTAAAAAGGTTATAACTAATTGATTTTTTATTCCAAAACGTTATTTCATTATTTCTTCAAATAGATTATAATGATTCTATACTGTTGAGACGTATTAGACAGTATAACTTTTGCCGCAATGTTGCGGTATTTGCAAACTAAACTGAGAGAGAGATAAAATGGCTAAATTTGCTATTGAGAAAATTCGCACACCTAAAGGCGTTGCTGAGTGGGTTACTATTACTGGTGAAGGTAAAGAGAACTTAAGCGGCAAGCTGCAGTATGTTGCGAATCTTGTTGGTGAACAAACAGATGAAAACATCGCGGGCCTTAAAGCCAAGATTGAAGAATTCTGGGAAGCTAACAAACCTAAAGGTTTCCGACGCAAGCCTAAGTCACTTGGCTGGTACTACCATGAAAAGTTGAAAGACGAAGATGGTAACCCGTTAGAAGATGAAGAAGGTAACCCTGTCTTTAATAAAGAAGGCAAGATTTACTTTGCGTTTAAAACCGGTACTACTATGCCTAAAGGTAACAAAAAAGTTATCAAGACCTACAATGCGAAAGCTAAGCAGGTGCATCTTGGTGACGTTGCTATCGGCAATGGCTCAGTAGTACAAATCAGCGGTGCCATGGGTATCTATGCGAACTCTGGCCCTGGTGGTAAAATAATTGATGCAGGCGTAACGTTATACCTTGATGCTATTCAAATTCACAAGCTTGTTGAATACAGCGAAGATGCTGGCTTTGATGCTTCTGATGATGAAGATGCATTTACAGGTGATGACACATTTGAAGGCGACGACTCGGAAGAACAGGCCGGTCCTAGCCCACGACTATAATTTAATATAGTTTCAAAAACAGTACAGAAAAAAGCAATAGTGCCCTAGCTATTAGGGCACTCTAAACAACACAATTAGGAATTAAATAATGTCTACATTAAACATCTTACTAGCTTCAAACCCTTCATTTAAATTCGTTGCTGTTGAGTTCAAAAACTCACAAACTCCTTACACTTACAAAACTACTCTTGACCTGGAAGAAGGTGACACTGTTGTTGTCGACACGCCTCGCACTGGTATGACTTGTGCAGTAGTTACTGAAGTCCTTAAACTTGAAGAAGTTGATGCAACTAAGTTTGACTACAAGTGGGTAGTTAGCAAAGTTGATACTAACTACTATGAAAAAGTACTGAGTATGCAAGCCCAGGTACAAAAAACTATTAACGATAGCAAACGCTCAAAGCTTGTTAAAGAAATGAAAGCGCAGCTAGCCGAAGAAATCGGTGCTGATGCTGTTGCTAAAGTAGAAAAGCTGGTGCGTTTATAATGAACGTACATTACCAGCTATACCCAACACTGGAAGATGCTGAAAAAGTACTTAACCCAGATGCACCACTGTTCTCGGATACAGAGACAGATGGCTTCTACGGTAAAGTTAAACTAATTCAGCTATACCAGGAGCACTTAGACCATGTTGTAATGGTAGAAGAGCCGAATGAATTCATGTTGTCACTTATGTTAGGTCGCTTTGATACTAAGTGGCATAATGCCCACTACGATATAACCACTTTACAGCAACAGACTAGTACTCGCTGGGTGCCTGAGAAGTTTGACGACACATTCTTATTAGGTAGATTAGCCTTTCCGCACAAAGAAAAGTTTGCGCTAGACGAAATATTCCAGTACGTACTAGGCTACTGTCCTTATACACGCCAGGGCTTAGACAAAAAGATTCTACAGAAGTCTAAGTGGCGTGGTACACTAAGCACTAAACAGTACTTATATGCTGCAACAGATGTATACTTTATGCCTCAAGTCTGGGAAGCAGTTAAAGGCTTCGTAGATGAGATGAGCTATCGCCTGGATATGCATACTCTGCGCTACTGCTTAGACTTTCAGTGGAATGGTATGCCTACATCTGATGAGGCTATTGAAGCTCAGCTTAGTGCTAACAATGCCCGTATTGCTGAAATAGGCTTGGACATAAATGTCAACTCATACGTTCAAGTGCGTAAGTTCTTAGACTGTACTGAGTCTGACGATTTAGCTTTAGCTACTATGCATGCTGACGGTTTAGAAGATGCTGGCCGTGTGCGTGAGACTCGCAAGCTAATTAAGCAGAACAGTTTCTTAGCTAAGTTCCAAGCACCTGAAGGCCGTATCTTCGGTAAGTTCTTGCCGTCAGCGAGGTCTGGTCGCTTAACTTCTAAAGACCAAAACTTGCAACAACTGCCACGTAAACTAAAAGGTATGTTCCAAGCACCAGAAGGGCGCGTGTTAATCTACTCTGATTATGCTCAGTTAGAACTACGCACAATTTGTGCTATAACACACTGTCTCAACATGGAGCAGCTATTTAGAAACGGTGAAGACTTACATGGCTTTACAGCTAAAGGTATCTTTGGCGATGACTGGGGTAAGAACGAGCGTAACCTGTCTAAGACGTATAACTTTAACTTCTTATACGGTGGTGGCATAATGGTATTACTTAGTATTCTACTTGTGCAAGCTGGTATTAAACTAAGTGAATCTCAAGGTGTTAAGGATAGACGCAAATGGCGCAGACTATGGCCTGAGATTTATGCTTGGCAAGAACGTGGCATAAGCGCATGGCGTAACAAACGCCTAGGTAAAACACCACTAGGTCGTAGATACTTAGCTAAGATGATGACTGACCAGCTAAATATTGAAAACCAGGGTGCAGGTGCTGAAGTAGCTAAGTTAGCGCTACACTACTTTTATCCTAAACTTAAAGAATATAATGCAAAGCATAACACTGACTTTATGGTTTGCAACTTTATACACGATAGCTTTATTACAGAAGGACCCAATGAGCCAGAGCATTACAAAGCTGTATCAGTACTAAAAGCAGAGTGTATGCAGCAAGCGTGGTTTGAGATGAGCAGATGCTTTAAAATTAAAGACCTACCTATGCCGGTTGACGTTATAGTAGGCACTAACTGGGGCGACATTGAAGACGATGATGAGCCTAACATTTGGGAATTTACTTTAGAAGGTATGGTGACTTATGTTCCTTGATTTTGAAATACAGTATGCTAAACTTGTTGAGCGTATCATTAACAACGGTGTACACAAAGAAGGCCGTAATGGCGGTACTCGTTCAATCTTTGGCACGTCGCTAGAGTTTGATTTATCTAATGGTTACTTGCCTGTGCTGCAAGGTCGTAAGTCATACTACAAAGGTGTACTAGGTGAGTTTGCAGCTCTTGTTCGTAGACCACACAGTGTAGCAGACTTTGAAGCCTGGGGTTGTAACTACTGGAGCAAGTGGGCAGACGAAAGCGGTAACTTAGTACTAGACTACGGTAATGCCTGGTTTGACTACAACGGTGTAGACCAAATTGCGGTGCTTAAAAAGACACTGCGTGAAAACCCGAATGACCGCCGTATGATAGTTAATGCCTGGCGTCCAGACCGTCTAGACGCACTTAGCTTACCATGCTGTCACTATAGCTATCAGTTCAATGTTGAAAACGGCAAGCTGAATATGGTGTGGACTCAGCGCTCTGCAGATTCTATGATTGGTATTCCTGCTGATATGATTCTAGCCGCTATCTGGGTTATTACTTTAGCTAATGAAGTTGGGCTTAAACCAGGTCGAGTTAAAATGGACTTCGGTGATACTCACATATACGCTGAGCACTTAGACAATGCTATTGAGTATGTGGACCGTGTGCTAAGCGGCGACTACTTTGCAGGCTGGACGTACCCTGCTTACGCTTTAATATCACCTAAAGGTATGGACTTCTGTCGCTTTGCACCATCTGATTTAGTTGTGACCGACTGCAACACTCTAGGTCCTCTACACTTTGAACTTAAGGAATAACAATGATAGATTTTATGAAACGAGTAGCAGTTTGGAATAGCAAGCGCTACGAACAAGAATTTGATAAGCAACTGTTTATTGAACTAATACGTGAAGAGCACAAAGAGTGGCGTGATGCTGACTCAGAAGTTAAAAAGCTTGATGCTTTATGCGATACCGTTTACGTTGCATTTGGTGGTAGTTGGAAAGCTAACTTAGGCTTAGGCGAGCTAGACCAGGCTATGGTGCATGCGTCTAAAGTACTGCTTAACTTAATTGACTGCACAGAGCTTTACCCAGCTTACTTCATAAGCACATATATGGACGTGTTTGAAGATAGTGAAGAATATCCTCTAGCTACTACTATAGCTTTAGTTGTATCTTCGTGTATGGCTGAAATAAGTGCTATGGGCCTAAGCAGAGCACAAGCTCTTAAGTGTCTAAACATAGTAGCAGATTCTAATGATTCTAAGACTATTGATAAAGTAGCCGCTAATGTTAAAGCTAATAAAAACAAAGGCCCTTACTTTGTTGCTCCTGAACCAAGATTACAGGCGGTGCTAAATGAACGACTTAACTAAGTACATAATGGGCGTAGCTGCAAAGTCAAACGTTGAAAAGCGTCAAGTAGGTTGTGTCATAACCTGGGGCGACGATATAGTGTCAGAAGGCTACAATATACAAGGTGAAGGTGTGACACCAGATGTACACGCCGAAATTATGGCACTAGAAGTAATGATAGCTGAAGGCACTATAGCTAGTGAAGACTTTAAAGACTTAGTGCTGCACGTTACGCATCCACCATGCCCAGCGTGTGCAAAAGCTATAGCGAGTCACGGCATAACTAAAGTTAAAGTCATCGAAGCGTTTATGAAGTTCGATGGTGACAAAACTCGTTACGACTTAGTTGATGGTGACTTTGGTGATACGCTATTCACCATTACTCCTGAAGACTGCTCAATAGAACGACAGCTATTTCTACTGGAGCGACAACTTCGCAGTAAAGACCTAGCCAAAAATCAAAAGCTTGCGACTTATACATTAATGCAAAAGATGGTAAAGTACGGTGCTTTGAAGGCGTTTGAAGAAGTTGCAGAAGTACTTACATTCGGGGCGCGTAAGTACAAGCCTAACAACTGGCGTCAATGTGAAGACTACGGCCGTTACCTTGCTGCGGCATGGCGTCATCACTTAGCTGAAGATGAAACAGATGAAGAATCTGGCTTGCCACATCGAGCACATTTTATGACAAATATTATGTTTCTGCATACCAAACTGGTCCAGATTCGTGACGAAAATAAAAATGTGATATAACCTATTAATAATTTTATGGCCTCATACGGGGCCATTCAGGAGCAATGAACATGTCAACAATTAAAGTATTACAAGAAGATATTCGCTTACGTCCATCATCAATTGACTCATTCTTTGGTTGTGCATTCCAATGGGGTAAACACTTCTTAGAAGGTGAAAGTTCTATTCCTAATGACCGTGCAGCTATCGGTACAAGTATTCATGCTGGTGCAGAACAAGTGTGGCTAGAAAGTATTTCGGCTGGTACTAAAGTTGTCAACATGGATATGATGAACGATGCCGCTGTTGAAGCTTATGAAGAAGAAGAGCAGAAAGGTTTACAGCTAGATGAAGGCGTAACTAAAGACGATAACATCCGTGAGATTATTGCAGGTAACGAAGCGTTCGCTGAAGACATCGTGCCGTATGCTCAAATACCGTCAGCAGTTGAAACATTTTTAAAGGTAGACCTAGACCATGCACTGGTATCTGAGCTTGGTGGTACTGTGGATTACCTGACAGCTAACACTATCGCGGATTTAAAAACATCTAAACGTAAGCCTACCGTAGCTAACTATGTGACACAGCAGTCTATATACACTTATTTAGGCATAGCTAACGGTTACGACATACAACATAACTTAATACAGTCTGTAGTACTGAAGAAAGTGCCTGAAGGTATGATTCTACCTATGGAAGCTCAAGTAGACCAGACTAAGAAATTAGTTAACATTATGTTGGATACACTGGACATAGTGCACAAAGATATTATCCCAATTGAAACTATCTTGCGTCCTAACCCGAAGTATATGTTCTGCTCTGAAAAGTTCTGTAAGTTCTACGGTTCTTGTCCTGCAACTAATGCTCGTAAAGTTAACACAACGGTAAAATTATGATCCCATATCCTCATCAAGAGTCTATGTCTGATGAGGCACTAGATATACTACGCGAGCATGCGATAGTATATCTGGCGTCTGAAGAGCGTACAGGCAAGACGTTAACTGCTATATTAGTAGCCGAAAAGAGCAAAGCTAAAAACATCTTAGTTATAACTAAGAAGAAAGCTCTAGACGGCTGGAATGAAACTCTAACAGCTTATCCACACAATAAAGTGTACAAAGTAACTAATTATCACCAGGCGCATAAAGTAGACCCTAGTAACTATGATTTAATAGTGCTTGATGAGTCGCATAACTACATTAGTGCCTTCCCTAAGCCTGGCGGTATGTGGAAGAAACTGTTAGACGTGTGCCGCAATAAGCCTATCATGTATATGTCAGCTACTCCTTATGCGCAAGGCCCACAGATGCTTTACCATCAATTAGCTTTGAGCTCTTGGTCACCATGGAAGAACCACAAAAACTTTTATCAGTGGTTTAGGTTGTACGGTAAGCCTTATGAGCTAAAGATTAATGGTGTGCCTATACGTCAGTATGATAGGTGTGATAAAGACTTAATACTTGGTACGTGTGAGCACCTATTCATAACTAAGACTCGTGAGGAGCTTGGCTTTGAACATGAGCCAGAAGATGTGTTACACTACGTAGAGTTGAGTGAAGACACCAAAGCTTTGTACAATCAGCTTATGGAGCACAACATAGCAGTCTTAGACCAGGGCAAAGAGTTAGTATGCGACACTAGTCCTAAGCTTCGCGTTACACTGCACATGCTAGAAGGTGGTGTAGCTAAGATAGAGAAAGAATATCTGGTACTTGAAAATGAAGAAAAAATTAATTTCATTCGAGATACGTTCGGTGATACTGAGCAACTCGTTATTATGTACAACTACAAGGCAGAGCATACTAAACTTAGCCAACGGTTTAGACGGGCGACTTTACTACAAGCCACCTCTTTCGCAGAAGGGGTTGACCTTTCAGTATTTGAGCACCTTGTCATCTACTCTCAGGACTTCAGTACTGCGAGACACACCCAAAGACGAGCTCGTCAAGCTAATAAGAAACGTTCCACCGCAATACGAGTGCACTACATACTGGTCAAGGGTGGACTTAGCGAGAACGTTTACAAAACCGTATCGATAAACAAACAGAACTTTGTTGATTCTGTATTTGAGAGGAAACTACTATGACACTATTATTCAGGCCTATGCTTGCATACAACAAGACGCCTAAACTAAGCGTACTAAAGTATCCACTATTAGCCAGTCCTAAGCTAGACGGCATTCGTTGTATCATGGCAGACGGTATAGCTTATACAAGAAGCATGAAGCGTGTACCTAATATGCATGTACAAAATGAGCTGAAGAAGCTACAACTTCATGGCCTAGACGGTGAGCTGATGCTTAACAACTCTACTGACTTTAATGATGTACAGTCTGCTATGATGTCGGTGCACGGTAAGCCAGACTTTCATCTAGCCGTGTTTGACGACTGGTCGATGGAAAGCTCTACTTTTGTTGAGCGTACAAATGAGGCACAGAACAAAGTAATTACACTAGGCTGTCCTTTAGTTAGATACGTACCGCATACACTTATGCACTCAGCAGAAGAGCTACAAGAGTTCTGGGATAACTGTATCGAAGCTGGACATGAAGGGGCTATGGCTAGAGCAATTAGAGGACCATATAAGCGTGGTCGCAGCACACTTCTTCAAGGTTACTTAATCAAACTAAAGGTATGGCACGATGCAGAAGCTAAAGTTACTGGAGTCACAGAATTATTCAGCAATGAAAATGACGCCGAGGTTGGCGAACTTGGTCAGACTAAACGCTCTAAATCCCAAGACGGTCTTGTTGCTGCTGATACTCTTGGAGCCCTTTGTGTTACATATGCAGGTAAGACATTTAATGTCGGCTCAGGCTTCGATGCTGCAACGCGTAAAGCGTTATGGCAAAAGAAAGACTCGTTAATAGGTAAGACTATTACATTCAAGTACCTTAACTTGTCTAAGTATGGTATACCTCGTCACCCAATATTTAAAGGTTTTCGTTATGAGTGAAAGTAAATTACAAAAGAAAATACTTGACTGGCTAAAAGAAAACGGCTGTTGGGTATTCAAAACTGTGGTGTGTAATCGGTCAGGCATACCAGATGTCATCGGTTGTACACCTAAAGGTAGGTTGTTCGGAATTGAAGTAAAGTACGGTAGTAACAAAGCCTCACAGCTTCAAGAGTACAATCTGCGTGAGATAGCTAAACGGGGTGGCATTGCCATCTTAGCCTATGATTTAGAAACAGTAAAGAAGGAAATAAGTAATGAATAAACAACAATTCTATGACTATCGTGTAAAGCCGGCACTGCAAGCAATGGCTAACTTTGGTAACTATAACACTTTATCTGCTCGTCGCCTGATGATTGTTACTGCTGAAGTAGAAAGCAACTGTGGCTACAAGATAAAGCAAGAAGGCGGTCCTGCTGAAAGTGAGTTCCAGGTGGAGCCTCCTACGTTAGCTACAGTATTATTTGAGTGGGATGCGTACCTATATAACAAAGAGTTTGCTAAGCTAATAGATAGCTTTGCTTGTCAATTTGACATAAACTCAAACATGCTAAACTCTCCATTATATGCTACAGCAATAGCTCGTGGTTGGTATGCAATGGACAAGCACGCGTTACCTGCTTATAATGACTTGGAAGGTATGTGGGAGTACTACAAACGCGTGTGGAATACAGAAGAAGGCGCTACTACTAAAGAACAGTTCGTAGACGCATGGAATAAAACAGCACATGTAGTACTGTAAAGAAAAAGCGCCTGGCTATTACACCAGGCGCGCATTATTACTTGTTGTACTCCTCTTTAAACTTATTCAACCACTCGTCGTCTTTGGTTGTCTTAGTTGACTTAACTAAAGCTTCTGCTACTTTAAACAGTAACCACTCCAACATAACTTCAGAAGCGAAAGTAGCAAACATCTTAGTAGCTACTACTCCTAGACCTTTCAATAGTATCTTTAACATCTTATTTCCTCTAGATAAATTTGAACACTGGGGTAAGTGTTTTAGCTATAATTTTACTTCCTGTGTCATTCCAATGGCTACCTTCGTTAGTAAAGGTGGCGCCTGCTTTACCACTAGCTTCCGTAGCTGTCCTTAAGTCGCCAAATATAGCTTCACCTGCATCTACCCACCGACGTACAGAGTTGATAAATACAACCTCAGGATGGTTGTCTAGCACCCAGCTATAGGATTCGTTGTACTTATCCAGCGCTGTTAGCACTTTTGTACCTTCCGAATTATCTGAGAACTTAAGCGTACCTTCTGGGCTGATACCACCGAAATTGTATGCTATAGAGCTAGTGAACATACAAATCTCAGGGTCTAACCCAAAGTGTGAGGCACGAGACTTCATAGATAGTTCGTAGCTTAAATTAAACACGAAGTTGTCTACCAGTCTTCCCCACCTACCTGAGGGGTTTGAAGATACAGCAGCAGCACCATCATTATGCGTAGGTAGCTCAAAAAACATAAGGTCTGGTTTAAATCCCCACACTTCGTTGTCTGCGAAGCGAGGTAGACCTGAAGCACCTAGTGCGTTTGTGTTATGACTACCTCGCGCCGCATTTATATATGTTAGCATGAACTCTCTAGGGGACCACTCCACACCCCAGTACATAAACCGACCTGTAGTTAGCTTCTCTACTCGCATGCTCTTAACAACACTTCTAGAGTCGATTAGCGATGACTTACAACGCATCTTAAGTCGTTTTTGGTAAGTAGTATTACCTTTCGATTGTATTGATACAGATACTGTACTTCCAGTGTCAGGGTCGGGTACATTAACTGTTCTAGTAACCGGCGCAGTTTCACTCATACTAAACTCATGTCCATTTGCCTCTACCCAGTTGCCCAAACTATCTAGTACCTCAACCTGTCCATCACCTTCCGAAATAACTAGTTGGGCTGCACAACCTAAGCTATCTGTTCTATAGATGAAGTTAAACTGCCAAGCATCAGTAGGAATCTCAAAACTAATACTAGCTGATGCGTCCTCAGTATATCTTGTAAGCCCTGCACGGTAAGGCCCATCATCCCACTCACTCAAGCTAGTAACAGTACTAAATGTTCCTGCCTCACTAAACATACCCGAGTCGTATCGGCGATAATGTTGGTTATCCCACCGCATTTTATCCCACAGTATAGATGCTGCGTTATTACTGTGCATAAGTGGAGGCCTCAAGTGTGCGTCCGACTTAAGTGTACAGTGCTCACTACTTCTAGCAGTTAAGCTTGTGCCAGTGTTAACTACTGCTAGGTCCTTATCTCGCATAAGCCAGTGTCTGCGAAAATTAGGTATCTTATCAGATAGGTAAGAACCTTCTTCCCCTTCAGTGTACTTATACCAGGCATCAGAGTTCAAGTTGGCTGTTATACCTATGTTAGCTCCCGAAAAACTTTCAGGAAGGAACTTCTGCTTTATTTTCTCTTCTTGAGAGAAAGGTTTGTAGCTAGTAGCTAGTTCTCCTTTCTCTACCTGAACATTGCCTGCTAAAGTAGTAGCGCCTGGGTCACTTCCAGCTTTTTGCAGTGATATAACTACATGTGTAATACCTTCACCTATAGGCACTTGTATTACTCTACCTATACCTGCTGGAGGAGCAAAGTCTTCGATATTAGACACAGCTGTGTCTGAACCATACTGGGTAAAGTACCCACCTTGTATGTCTGTACCGTATACACCATCGCCAGATATAGTGTAGTATTCTCCTTCTTCGACAGGAATCCAATCAGTAGTGGCAATGCCTAAAGTGTCCGCAGTAAAACTCAAAGAGTTTTGCGAATACCGACGATTAAAGTCTACTGCGGATAAGTCTATTAGGTTTTTACTAACTTGTTCAATAAGATAGCGCTTGTCTAACTTAGAATCAAAACCACTGATATCACTACCGTGTATTTTAACTCCAAAAGCTTCATACTCTGTCGCTGCACTACCAAGCTCTAATTGAGCTGTCATGTCATAAGTAGTAACGTCTTGACCTTCATAAGTTACGTTTACTACAACATAGCTAATGTTAGGGTCATTAGGGACAGTAAAAGTAGCTCCGACACTTGTATTACCTGAGAGCTGTACTGTAGCTACTGCAGCGTTGTCTGAAGCAGAACTGAAATAACCTGCTGCATTACCAGATTGCACTCCTTGTAAAGTGTAGGTTTCACCCGGTGTAACAGCTATAAACCCTGTGCATCGATATGAAGGCGATGAAGACACTGCTACATTACCAGGTGAGTAGTATTTACCCCGACGTATTTCAGCAGGATTAACTAGGTTTTTACCTACTGCGGTGAAAATATTAGCACTCGCTGCCTCTAACTCACTGAGCATGATTGCTAAACCTGCTACATTATGTATACCGATAGCTCTACGGTACTCTTCAAATGTAGTAGCTGTAGAACCTAATTCAACTTGCGCGGTATTGTCATAAGTAG